ACGTGGTTGATCTGACCGATACTGCTATTGGCACCAATCGCCTAGTGATCGCATCGCTTTATCTCCAGGATGCAGGCATGGATGCGGTTGATCCTAGTAGCGCCCAACTGATCAGCCGTTACATTGGAGGTATTGATGGCGCACGAATCGGTGAGTCTTCCGTCTCGTGGACAATCAGTCCAATGATCGATAAGACAAAGCCACAAGTGCCGACCCGCAAGGTGGCATCTGATCTGATCGGGAGGTTTACAGGGCGATGAGCAAGATCATTGCAGCAGTGAAACTCAAGGTGCAATGCGCTGACGGTTCCAGCCATGAAGGTGTCACCTTGGCGGTTGAGGATGATCGCCGCATCTATTTGGCTGCTGATGGCAGCGAACTAGAAGGTGTTGAGTGCATTGATGAATGCGTTGCTGTGCTGCCGCCTATGGCGCTGGCTGCAGTGTTGAGCCGTTGCAAGGAGTGCGAGTGATGCAAGATTTATCTCTCGCTAATAAGTGGCTGAATGATCTGCTTGATCCAGCAAAGATCCAAGAAAGACTAAATCAGTCAACGCCAATCGTTAACAGGACACAAGAGACGTGCGGATTCCCTGCACCAAAGGCTGCGCCCAATCAATCCAGCACAAATAAGGATCGCTCGCCTGGTAACCGGAAGACGCCTGCGGCTGATCTTGGTGCAGAGCAAAGGATCGCAGTCGCCGGCGAGACTGTACCGATCCTGTTTGGCAAGCGCGTCAGCAATAGCGGCGGCGTTTGGATTCAGCCAGCCCTAGTCAAGGCAGGATCCTATTTCTTCAAAGGCAGCTTCCTATTCCCTGTCAGTCAGGGTGAGATTGTCAGCAGCCCCGTCAAGCACCGCACATGGGTTGGCCTGCGCTGCATGGCCTTTCTTGACGATCAGACGATCACGATCAGCAATATCTACAACAGCGCCGCCACGCTTGCAGGATCGCCTGGCACGTGCCCGATTCTTGGCGCAGGGATGTATTGCGGCAATGAAACCTATTCATACATTGAGGGCACCTTTCCTGCGTCTGCCGGCACATACACACAGCGGCAAGAGTATCTTGCCAGCTCCTACTGGGGCTTCAGAAGCGTTGCGACTGGCAGTGGCGACACGACTAACACTGCAATCCTTGGCACTGTCGAAGTATTTGACAACCTGACTGGCAACGATATCACCGTTGCTTACTTTGCCGCGATTGGGCTGCCAACGACAACAGAGTTCGCCTTTAACACTGCTGTTTCGGGATCCGCAACACCATGCGGTGGTATTGGCGTTGTGCAGGATGCGGTGGCACTCGGATTGGCGCCGCCTCTTGCAGCATTTTGGGCCAGCTTGGGCGCCAGTGGTAGCACTACATTCACTTGGACATTTGCGTCAATCGACAATCAATATGATCCAAGCGAGCCGGCAACCACTGGAACCTTGACAGGTGTTCGCTACGAATATGTTGTTAGCAAGTACGCCAACCCCGCAAGCACGCCAACCGCTGATAACTCATCCTACGCAGACATCACATTCCTGAAGGTTGTTGGCGACATCTACGATCCCCCAGATGCTGGATCCTATCCAACCACTACGCGGCAGATCTCGATCTATTACGAGCAAGGCATCCGCGTTGCGCTCTACAGCGTGGATGCAGCAGGCAGCACGCAAGGCGCCAGCAATCAGCTCGTGGATCTGGCCATGTACCTGTTCACCAGCTTCAAGCGGCAGGCGGCTGGCACAACGCCTGATGTATCGCGGCCGATCCTCACCACGAACATGCCATCGATGGCGACGTTCTGCAATAACTACAGCCTGCAGTTCAACGGCATCATCGCTGAGTCTGTGAACATCATTGAGCTGATCAGCGAGACGGCGCCATTCTTCCTACTGTCGTTCATTTCCACTGGCGGACAATATCGCTTTGCTCCGGTGCTGCCGCTCAATGGCAGCCAGCAGATCAGCACTGCAACCCTATCGCCTGCGGCTACGTTCACAGAGGATGAGATTCTGCCTGGCAGCTACAGCAAGACCTACGTGAGCGCAGCCGAAAAGTCCGATGTGAATGTCACCGTTCTATTCCGCAAGAATGACCCTGATGCCATCGGCACACAGCAAAGCGTGCAGGTGCGCTACAGCGGCGTGAGTCTTGATGCCCCGGTTGAGCAGTTTGATATGTCGGATTTCTGCTCAAACCGCAATCATGCGATCATCTACGCCAAGCATTTTCTAGCGCGGCGGCGTTACTCCGTGCATTCGATTGAGTTCGAGACCGCGCTCGATACCACCGGCCTAATCCCGACCGATATCATCTGCGTGCAAAAGCAACGGATCAGCAGCGCAGGCGACAACCGCACCGAGACGGAGTATTACCAGATCACGGCTATCGATCACAACACTGACGGCACCACCAGCATCGAAGCCGCACAGTTCCCGGTGCATGGCAGCACCGTGCCTACGATTAGCAATGAAGTGCTCAATGGCACATTCACGGTCGTCTGATGGCAACCTTCCCCTCGCTGGCGCCGCGCACAAGATCGCTCAGCCTGGGCGACATACCGCAGCAGGTGTACAAAGGCACCAGCGGCGGTGAGGTGCGCTTCAAGCAAGGTTCTGCCTATATCGCGCAACGCTTGAGCCTTGGCTACGAATATCTGACCGAATCCGAAGCGCAACAGATCCTGGATCACTATGCGGGACAGGAGGGCAGCCTGATCCCATTTGATCTATCCAATGCCGTATGGGGTGGCTACACCACGCCTCCGGTCAGCTCAGCCAGTTACAAGTGGCGCTATACCGGTGCTTTTGATGTGACCATCGCATCGCCCCGGCGCTACAGCCTCACAGTTGAACTAGAAACGGTGCCGATCTAACCATGGCATTCCCTGCTCTCATTCCATCGGCCCGCACCTATGTGCCAGGTAATGTGCCACAGGTGCAGCAGGTTGCACTGTCTGGCAGCACTGTTGCCTACCGGCAAGGCAATCGCCGTGTAGAGCAAACGCTACAGCTGGCCTTTAACAATATCAGCGAGGCTGATCTAGACCTAATCAAGACGCATTACGTTTCGCAGGATGGCACCTACGGCATCTTCTTTCTATCGGGGGAAGTCTGGAATGGATACGCCACACCGCCGGTTCCGATTGTTGCCGACTATGCATGGCGCTATACCGCTCCGCCAGTCATCACAGATGGATCGTGCGACCTATGGAGTGTTGAGGTTGAGCTCACCACCTATGCCATCGATTTAGGAGACGTGATCTTCAATGCCGCAGATTCGGCTAGTGCCCCTGCGCGAGAGTATATTTTGAATGCTGGTGGCGCTGCCGCCACGCCTGCTCGTATCCTGATTGTTAACGGCGGCGCATCGGCATGACTACTACGATTCTTGCGTTCCAGCAGCAGCGCCGTGACACGGCAGCCAACTGGACATTCAACAATCCAACCCTGCTGGCCGGTGAGCTTGCCTACGAAAGCGACACCGGCAAGTGGAAGATTGGCACAGGGTCCACGGCCTGGACTGCGCTCAGCTACACGCCTTGGAGTCTGGTCCCAGCATTCCCCATCACGGATGTATCGATTGCTAGCAATGCTGAAATCGCCGTAAGCAAGCTGGCCGATGGCGCCGCCCGGCAACTGCTGCAGACCGATGCCGCTGGTACGGGCGTTGAATGGGCCAGCAATATCGACGTGCCTGGCACGTTCGATGTGACTGGTGCTGCGACGTTTGACAACAACGTCATCATTCAGGGTGATCTGACGGTCAACGGCACTGAGACGATCATCAACACTCAGACGCTGGACGTTGAAGATAAAAACATTGTCATCGGCAAGGTCACCACGCCCACCGACATAACCGCCGACGGTGGCGGCATCACCCTGAAGGGCGCCACCGATAAAACGATCAGCTGGATCGATGCCACCGATGCGTGGACATTCAGCGAGCACCTCAACATCGCCAGCGCCAAGGAATACCGCATCGCTGGCACCAAGGTTTTGGATGCCACCAGCCTCGGCAGTGCCGTGGTGAGCAGTAGCCTCACCAGCGTTGGCACCATTGGCACCGGCATCTGGAATGGCACCACCATCGCCACCGGCTACGGCGGCACAGGCCAGACCACCTATACCGATGGTCAGCTGCTGATCGGCAACAGCACCGGCAACACGCTGAGCAAATCAACGCTGACGGCTGGATCAGGCATCACGATTAGCAACGGCAGCGGCACCATCACGATCAGTGCGACTGGCAGCGGCGGCACCGTTACAGCAGTTACTGGCACCAGCCCGATTGCTAGCAGTGGTGGAACCACTCCTGACATCAGCATTCAAGATGGCACCACCAGCCAAAAGGGTGCGGTGCAGCTTGAGGATTCCACCAGCAGCACAAGCACCACTAAGGCGGCGACGCCTGCATCGGTCAAGGCGGCGTATGACCTAGCTGATGCGGCAATACCTAAAGCGGGTGGCACGTTTACCGGCAACGTAACGCTTAATGCGCAAAGTGATCTGCGTTTTGCCGATAGCGATAGCAGCAACTGGGTTGCCTTTCAGTCTCCGGCCACCGTCGCATCCAACGTCACTTGGACACTGCCCGCAACAGACGGGACCACCGGGCAGGCGCTTACTACCAACGGTTCTGGCACGTTGAGTTGGAGCAGTGTTGGCAGCGGCGACGTAACGCTGACCGGCACGCAAACCCTCACCAACAAGACCCTCACCGATCCGGCGATCATCGGCACGATCCTTGAGGACGTGTTTACCATCACCGATGGCGCAGCGTTTGAGATTGACCCCGGCAATGGCAGCGTCCAACTCATCATGCTTGGTGCAGCCCGCACACCTAAGGCGACTAACTTTGCAGCAGGTGAGTCGATCACTCTGATGGTGAATGACGGCAGCGCCTATACGCTCACTTGGACCGATAGCACATGGGGCAGTGGTGGCGTTACGTGGGTTGGCGGTAATGCGCCTACGCTGGCAACCAGCGGATACACCGTCATCCAGTTCTGGAAAGTCGGCACCAACGTATATGGCGCTTATGTGGGGAATGTGGCATGAGGCATCCACATGGCCTTAGGGCTGCAGCTGGTAATCAAGGCCTTGTGTTACCTGCTATTGGTGACGCATTTGAAGGCGGATTCTACGCCGGTCTAATCAGTCACACCGCTAACAGCGTTGCAACTCATGCCCTGATTGTGGCGCCGCGTTCTACCGGCGCCACAGGCACCGGTTACACGCTAACTACAAACAAGCAGTGGAAAACCAGCAACACTACCACTGCTGGTACAACCAGCACATTTAATGGAGCAGCCAATACTGCCAATATGAGTGGTGGCGCCCACCCTGCCGCAGATTTTTGCACGGGGCTTTCGATTGGCGGATACAGCGATTGGTATTTTCCGGCGCGTTACGAGCTGGACATTGCTTACTACAATCTCAAGCCCACTACTGCTATCAACACAACAGGTTTTGGCATTAATCCATATTCGGTGCCTGAGCGTACATCCAATTATTCAGGCGGTATTCCAGCGCGCACATCCATTGCAGCCTTCCAGAGCGGCGGTTCACAAGCGTTTGTTGATAGCTATCACTGGTCTTCTACGGAGTTTGACAGTGATCAAGCTTGGGGATTTGACTTTTCTACTGGCGATCAAAGCGAGTCTGTTTTTTTTCAGTTTGATGAGAAGACCGACAGCATTCCGGTTCGCGCTTTCCGCAAAATAGCGCTTTAACCTATTTTTCTACCCGACAGACCCATGTACGTCTTCGCCCCCAACCAGACCGTCGAGATCTATCCTTACTTAATCGGCGATCTGCGACGCGACAACCCCAATACCAGCTTTCCCCATAATCCAAGCGATGCGTTACTAGCAAGTTGGAACGTGTTCCCTGTAACCGACAAGCCTGCGCCTGACCACAACCCAGCAACGCAAAATCTCAATCAAGTAGATCCCACGCTGATCGACGGCCAGTGGGTAATGACCTGGGCAGTAACACCTGCAACCCCTCAGCAGATCGCAGAGCGCACCAGTGCTAAAGAATCTGAGGTGCGTCAACAGCGCAACAAGCGCCTTGCTGATTGCGATTGGACGCAACTGGCAGACTCACCGCTAGACCCTGATGGCAAAGGCGCGTGGCAGTTGTACCGCGAAACCCTGCGCATGGTGCCGCAACAATCCGGATTCCCTTGGAATGTGCAGTGGCCGCCCGTCCCCGGTACTAACTGATGGCAGTAAAAGCCAAAACCGGCACCGCTCGGATCGATCATCAGCCAGGGCCCCCCAAGACCACACGGCAGGGCTACGGCCAGCGCAGCCGTCCTCGGCGTCGCGGTAAGAAACCCTTACGCGGGCAGGGTCGGTAAGCTGGACTGATGAGATGACCGCATCCGATGCCCGCGCCAGATGATGTATCGCATGGGGACATTTACCACAAGCTTGGATCCCTAGAGGGCAAGGTCGAGGCATTGCTGATCAGCATCGGTGAACGCCGCGACGACATCAACAACGTCTTCAGCCGGTTGCGGCAGGTGGAGCACCGCCTGGCTTGGGGCATGGGTGCAGCCGTAATCATCAGCCTGCTAATGCCTCACGTGATCGGTGCCATGGAGCCCCGCATCCACATCGGGGCCCCAACTCAACACCAGCGCTAGCCTGAGGGAAACGCTGCGGACTGATGGACCGGATCGCTGATTATGTCGCGCTGGCGGTGGCGATCCACGGCCTAGCGCTGGTGATCGTCAATCTGACGCCAACTCCCAAGGACAACGCAGCACTGAGCAATGCCGCCCGTGTGGCCGTGCGGGCGTACCGCGTGATTGAAATTCTGGCCGGTGTTGTCTCGCCCCGCGTTAAGCGATGAGTAACGACGCGCCAATCACCCTGCAGCAGCTCTTCAAGTATTACAAGGGCCAGCCGCATCAAAGCGCCGCGATTCAGCAGCTCGAAGCCGATCTCTCCGCCAACGGCTACGCCGCCGCGATGCGCAGGGATCGCGAGTGGTTTCAAACCTGGAGCCAAGACGGCAAGCAAACCGATCTCGCCGGCGCCATCAAACTGATTAAGGAGTTTGAGGGCTGTCACCTCAGCGCCTACCCCGATCCGCTCAGCGGTGGCGAGCCGTGGACCATCGGCTATGGCACCACGCGCTACAGCAATGGCACGCCCGTCAAACGCGGCGACATGATCAACGTGATCGAGGCCGACATGCTGTTGCGCCTTGAGATCGACCGCATCACTGACAAACTGCGCACCACCGTGCCGCATTGGAATGTGATGGATGACGATCAGCGTTCTGCGCTGGTGAGCTTCGCCTACAACCTCGGTGCTGGCTTCTACGGGTCCGCTGGATTCGAGACCATCAGCCAATACCTGCGTGAGCGCAACTGGGCAGCAGTGCCTGCAGCGCTTGAGTTGTACAGAAACCCTGGCACCAATGTTGAGGCTGGCCTGCTCAGGCGCCGGCGCGCTGAGGGCAAGCTATGGGGGCAGCATCAGGCCGCGGCCGAACCCGAGACTGCCAAACTGCGCCCTGGCAGCCCGTTCACGGCCAGGATCACGCCGCACATCAGGTTGGGCGAGTTCGCGCTGGATCAGGAGGCCAGGCGGTTCACTGCGCAGCATCAGATCGACACCGCAGCCGAGCTGGCGGCATTCTTGGAGCGGGTCCGCGTGCAGTTTGGCGGACGGCCAATCGTGATCACATCCGGCTATCGGCCTGAGGCGATCAACCGGCAGGCAGGTGGTGCCAGCAGCAGCGAGCACCTCTACAAGCCCGGATGCGGTGCGGTCGATTTCTACATCGATGGCGCCGATATATACGCGGTGCAGAACTGGTGCGACAAAGCGTGGCCGCACTCGCTGGGCTATGGCGCATATAAAGGATTCGTGCATGTGGGCATCCGTCAAGGCCGGCCTAAAGTCCGCTGGGATTATTGAGCGCCTGTGCTGGTTCCTGATCACGAGATCCGTCGGCTGTGCAAACAGCACGCCATGGTGATGCCGTTTGACGAAGATCTGCTGAACCCCGCCAGCTACGACGTGACGCTGGGCAGCCGGATCATGATCGAGGTGCCAGAGACGCCTGAGCTGCAGGTGGTGGATATCCTCGGCCACACCGCAGAGGATCCGTATCTGATCCAGCCGGGTGAGTTCTTCCTGGCGGAGACGCGCGAGATCTTCAACCTGCCGAATCACGTCGGCGCTCAGTTCGTGCTGAAGTCAAGCCGCGCACGCGAGGGCTGGGATCACGCTGAGGCTGGTTGGTGTGATCCGGGATGGTATGGCAGCAGGCTCACGATGGAGATCTGCAATCAGCGCCGCCTGCATCCTCTTGGCATCTGGCCCGGCATGAAGTTTGGCCAGATGAAGTTCATCCTCGTGAGCGGCACTGTGGAGCGCAGTTACGCGGAATCTGGAAGATATAACGCAGACCTTGGCGTGACCGCATCCAAGGGCTAGCGTTCAATCGGAAAGTGAAGGCTTCAGGCGTCGGCTTAAGCAACCGGCGCCTTTTTCATGGGATGCGCCAACGGTGCCATTCGCAGCCGGTGGATAATGCCAGGCGCCTCGGCAGGATCATCAAGCGGCACCATCGTGTAGTCGTCGCAGCCGTGGCGTTCGGCCCAGTATTGGGCGCCTTGGTGCGTGTCGAATGGCCCGACGTGCCACGGGCCGATGCGGAGGATGTAGGTCATGGGTAGATGGTGCAGGCGGCAAGCCCGGCCGATCAGGCCATCATGGCCTCAATTTCAAAAGCCAGATCAGGGTTGCGGTTGCAGGCTTCGTCGATGCAAGCCTCAAAGCAAGCGTTGAACACTTCCTCAGCGATCAGCTGGCGGATCAGCTCGAGAAGGTCGGCGGTTGCGAGGGTGGTGAGCTTGGCGGTGAAGGTGGCGAGCATCGGTCCGGTGCGTTGATGTGTGAACTATACACTCCCGGCGGTGCAGCCTGCGGGTGAGTCACAATCCGTCGCAAGCCCAATCCTGTTCTCCTCGCTACCGTATGCCAAGCGGCGGCCAGCCCATGCGGGCGTTCTACCTAGAGATCTCCGCCAAGCTGATCATCCGATCCGATTCCGAACCCGACGACCTGCCAGCTGACATCTACAGCCACCTGGCCGAGTTCATCCCCTCCGATGACGACATCATTGACATCGAGGTGAACTGCGTTCCCCTGCCGCCGGACCTTGGAACGTCACCACATTGATGAGACGCGACTGGTCACACGGCGATCAGCTCGCGATCAGATCCTTTTGGCCTGGAACTACCGCTGCGCCTATTGCGGCGATCAGCTGGGCCGCAGCCCAACGCTCGATCACATCATCCCAAAAGCGCACGGCGGGCTCACAGTGCGCAGCAATATGGTTGCCTGCTGCTGGGCGTGCAACAGCTCCAAGGGGCACAAGCCATGGGTTGACTGGTATCGCGCTCAGCCGTTCTGGTCTGCCCTGGGCGAATGGGCCGTGGCGCGATGGATAGCAGGAGAGGGCTAAGCTTTCCCTCTAGACCTTTTTCGAGGATCTAGGCGGTCCCGTAGCGGCCGGCTGCGGGCAACAGGTGGACACCGCGTGAGGACCCACCACCGGCCAACCCAATCACGGCAGAATCCTGCTGCACACCCATAGGGCGATGAAGCACGTCGCCCAGTATTCGACGATCAGGATCAGCACGTCGCGCAGCATCAGCGGGCCAGCAGATGATCGAGATACAGCTCGGCCTGCCATAGATCGGAGCTATAGCGGCAGGTGCCACCAACGCAGCTGCGGTAATACACCTCGCCGTGTACCGGCATCAGCGTCTCGATGTAGCCGCCGTCGCGATCACTCCGGCTGATGACTTCCGGGCCGAACATACAGCTCACACCTGGCCGCATAACGGCCGCCGCTTCTCTTTGATTCTGGCAACTCAAACGCGCAGCGCTGCCGTCTCATGTCCCATTGCTGGCAATCCCAGCACATCGGCGGTTCACCTGCCGGGCGTAGCTTGCGGCGTGCAGCTTGATAAATGTGCTGCGCTTTCAGCAATGCTGCCTGCAGTTGAATGGTGCCCGTATCCATCTCGAGCTGATGCTCTGGCTTGGGGCCAAGCACCACGCGAGCGTGCCAGGTGCGATCAGATCGACTGCACAGCAGCAACAATCGGCCACCGTGCAGGCTGATCATTCGAGCTCGCCTGCTGCTGGCTGGTGGTAGATCCGCTCGAGCAACATGCTGGCCGGCTCGTCCGGGCCATCGGTCACATAGGCGGCTACCGGATCAGTGCCATCTGATGCAACGAACACGCAGGGGTAGCCATAGGGCTTCACCACCACGAGCCCTGTATTGCGGCTGCGCGTGAGGATGCGCAGCGCAAAGCGCTCGATCAGATTCAAGCCTGGCAGTCGACGCGTCATCCTTCCAGTTTGGCGATAAGACGCTCGATATACCACCGGCACTTGCGGGCATCCTCTAGCGCGTTGCCTTTGCACCAAAGCCGCAGCAGATACTTCAACGCCTGGCCCTGCAGGTAAGCAGGCACCATATGCGGCGCATCGCTGATGGCGGCTTCGATCACATCGATGGCCTCCACAGGGCCGCGGCGATAGTGGGATGGGTTGATCGGGTCGCTCATGCCGCCACCTGCTGCTCTGCGTTCTTCCATCGCTTGCGGTTCACGATGTCGCACACGTGCGCCACACTGATGCCATAGGTGATCGAGATGCTCAGCATGGTCTCGCCACCAGCGTGCAGCTGACGGATCTCAACCGCGTTCTGTGGCGTCAGTACGGCAGTGCCTGGGATGTGGCCGGCCTTGAAGGTGCTCATGCCCACTTCTCCCCCAGCAGCTGCGCACGGCAGACTGCGATCGCTGCACGAGCGGCTGGCTCAGTCATCACCGATTGTGTGCCATCGATGCCGTGCATAACAAGCGCCACCAGCTCGGGGTAACTGGTGTCGCGAAAGTTGGCGGCCAGATCGCGGCAGAACTCCTCCCATAGCCCGGTGTAGGTGCTGCGTAGCGGATGGCCATAAGGCAGCTGATCGCGGCCGCTGCGCTCGTAAAGCGCGTCCATCATGTCGGCGCGTTGTTGGTCGAGAAATGTGGCGCGAGTCATGTGTCGAGTAAGTGGCGGACGTGCAGAAGCTCAGCGCAGAGCAGCTCAGTGCGTGGCACGGTGCGCAGTTGGTCGATTCTGATGTCGATCAGCTGGCGGATGCGCTGGCGCTCCTCAGTCTGACCAGCGGTAAAGGCGCTGGTGTCGCTGAGCAGCTGCTCGATGCGGTAGCGAATGTCGCTCACACCACCTCCACCGTGGCGCCAGGCCAGCGGTTGCGCGCGTATTTAGCGGCGGCCGTCTTGGACTCGGCGCGTGTGTACCACTTCAATGGTCGCGCCCCACGGGGGTAGACCAGCACCGTGAAATCCTTTACGCGGGCATTGTGGCGTGGCCGGCTGACGCCTTCGCCATAGCAACCAGTCTCGTGTTCTTCAGTGCGCCAGTGCAGCAGTGCACCTCTGATCTCAGCCATTGATGGGTTCCTGTTCAGAATTAAGCCATTCGATCTCAGACCACCAAGGCAGCCAAGTGTTGGCGGCGATGGCCTTGGCTTCGGTCAAGCTGGAAGCCTCCACGCACTCGAATACGTTGGCGGCCTTGATGGTGAAGTAAAAGCGGCGTTCAGTCATCGAGTTGCTCCAGTGCGCGGCGGATCAAGTCGGAATCTCCGCCAGATGTTTCAAACGATGCGGCGTAGGATTCAAAATGAATCAGCGCCTGATCCTTCAAGCTTGGC